ATACCAGGTTCACGTAGATTTCTTTTAAAGTGAGGTTCACAATGTTTAGTTTCGATAAAGACAAGCGTATAACAGCGCTAGAGACTAAGGTTAATTACATGGAAAGCATCCTAGATGCACATAGTAAGTTAATCCACACTATGGTAGATACCTATAAACAAATCAAATATGGTGTGAAGGAAGACGGTACACCCAAGAAGAAGCCTGGTAGACCAAGAAAGGTGGCAGCATGAAAGCCTATCCTTACATGCACAAACACCCTACAAGTGGGCAAACAACCATCTCTGAAGGTATGGACTTGCGTGACTACTTTGCAGGTCAGGCTTTGCAAGGTTTGTTGGCCTCTGAGGTCATAGACACTATGAATTCTTTTGCCATCAGGTCTTATGAATTGGCAGATTTAATGATGAAACAACGAAAGGAAGTTCCCAATGAGTAATATCGTTCCACTACAAGACATTCAGCACATGGCTGAAGTAGCAGCCACAAGCAAGATGTTCGGGTTCAAGAACCCACAAGAAGCTATGGCAATCATGTTGCTGTGCCAAGCAGAAGGCCTACACCCTGCTATCGCCATGCGTGACTTTCACGTTATCCAAGGCCGACCTGCTTTGAAAGCAGATGCAATGCTTGCTCGTTTCCAACAAGCGGGTGGTTCTGTTACATGGAAGGAGTACACAGATGAAAAAGTCACGGGCATATTCTCGCACCCTCAGGGCGGTACGCTTGAACTCAGCTGGACTCTACGCCAAGCGAGAGAAATTGGAATCGCCAACAAGGATAACTGGAAGAACTATCCAAGAGCGATGCTCCGTGCGAGAGTCATTAGCGAAGGAATACGCTCTGTATTCCCAGGTTGTGTGGTGGGTGTCTACACCCCAGAGGAGGTGCAAGATTTCCAACCTGCCACACAATCAAAGGTCAAGCACATGGGTGAGGTCGAGCGGGTGGAAGATATACATGACTCTGTTATCGAAGAGGCAGAAGAGGAAGGCGCATTTGCGCTCTACGTACCTGGCTCAGAAGTACCCTACAAACGCTACCTCACACCTGATGATTGGATAACAGGTTATGCCGATATGGTTTCCCGAATTATCTCGTCAACGAAAATCCCTGTGGAGGAAAAGGCAGGTAAGTTTGAGCGACTCGCAGAATGCAACAAGTCCACCACAGAAGGATTTGGAACAGAACACAGAGTCAAACTCAAAGCTGCCATTGTCACAGTCGGAGGAACAGTCAGCCCAAAGCCCGACAAGTCCCAGTCACCTCCCGATTTGGGACTCAGCGAATGAATATTTTGACCCACCTACAAAGCGGTGGTAGCTTGACTCCAAAAGATGCGCTTAACCTGTTTGGGAGCTTCCGACTTGCAGCACATATCGAATCTCTTAGGAAAGATGGACACAACATCTTTACAAGCATGGTTAGCGAAAATGGGAAGAAGTACGCCAAGTACACATACACACGAAAGGAATAGTATGGCGACAAACAATGCACATAAAGAGATGCCTGGCAGTGGTGTCATGTACTGGGAAGAAGAAGAGATGCGTAAGTCCCCGAAAGGGCCTGACTTCAAAGGCTTCCTCGTCCTTGAATGTGACTACAAAGCAGGTGAGAAGTTGAAGATTGCCGCATGGCAAAAGCCAACAAGCCGAGGGCATAACCTGTTAGCTTTGAAAGAAGATAACTGGTCTAAGAAGAAGCGTGAGGAAGAGCGGTCAGACAAAGAGGTAACTCCCAACTATGCTCGCAAGACCTACCGCAATGATGAAGACGTACCCTTCTGATGGCAACAAAAGTCTCACCCACACAGCGTAGCTTGGCTCACTTGCGTGAGTTGGGTTACCACGTTGAAGTAGTTGAGAAGTGGAACAGCTTCACCAAACAACGAAAAGACCTGTGGGGGTGGGCAGACCTTCTTGCTATCAGGAAGGGTGAGGTGCTGGCAGTGCAAGTTACCGCTTCTGCTGTCAGTGACCGCATAAAAAAGATTATGGCCTCTGACACGCTTGCTCTTGTCAGGGACTCAGGAATCAGGATTGAAGTACATGGCTGGCGCAAGTCAGCAAAGACCAACAAATATGTTTTAAGAATTGAGGATATATCATGAGTGAAGTCCAACAAGCACAACAATTACAGATGAGTGATGAAAGCATGAAGAAGGCTGGAAACTCTATCAATTACGCAGTCAACTTGGTCAACATGTCGCTGCAACAACTGTGGAACATTGCCTACCAAGCTGGTTTTGAAGACGCACAAGCAATCATGAAAACAGACAGAGGTATCCAATAATGAGTAAGGCACACATCTTTGTAGCCACACCTATGTATGGTGGTATGACTACTGGGTTCTATTGTCAGTCTTTAATCAACATGACTACTGTGATGCGTCACGCAGATATAGACATGTCCTTCTCTTGCATGTTTAACGAGTCACTGATTCAGCGTGGGCGTAATGCTCTTGCACATGGTTTCCTGAAAAAGAAAGAAGCTACCCATTTAATGTTTATTGACGCAGACATTAAGTGGAATCCTGCCGACATCATTCCTATGATTGAAGCTGACAAAGACATCATCTGTGGCATCTACCCCAAGAAAGAAATTAACTGGTACGAGGTAGAAAAGGCTGTGCATGAGGGTGTACCTGTTGACCAACTCAAGACCCGTACAGGTAGCTTGGTGGTTAACCTTAAAGACTATGAAGGCACAGTCACAGTACCTGCACATGAGCCTGTGGAAATCTTTAATGGCGGGACAGGCTTCATGCTTATTAAGCGTGAGTGCTTGGAAGACCTGGCAACAAAGATGAATAGCTATACCAATGATGTAGCCTTCTTGTCGAGCGACATCAAGCACGACGAGATTGTGGAGTTCTTTGCCTGTGCTATTGAAGAGGGTACAAACAGATTATTGTCAGAAGACTTCTATTTCTGTCAGGAAGCACGTAGACATGGATTCAAGATTTACGCTGCTCCGTGGGTGGTTTTAGGCCATTTAGGAAGCTACCTGTTTGAAGGTGGTTTGATACCTGCGCCATGAAGATAGGTTTCCAATGTTCATCTTTTGACCTGCTACATGCAGGTCATGTAACCATGCTGAAAATGGAAAAAAACTTGTGTGACTATTTGAAAGTTGCTTTACAAGTAGACCCGACTGCTGACAGACCTGGAATAAAAAACAAGCCCGTCCAGTCGGTTTATGAGAGATACGTGCAATTACAGGCATGTAAATATATAGATGAAATTGTGGTCTATGAAACAGAAAAAGACTTGCTTAACATCATCATGACGCAAGAAATGCACATCAGGTTTTTGAGTGAAGAATACTTAAATAAAGAATTTACAGGTAAGCAGTATTGTTTAGACAACAACATTGAATTGCACTATCACAAAAGAAAACATAGTTACAGTTCTACTGATTTAAGAGAACGAGTCTACGAACTAGAGAAACAAAAATATGAGCATCTCTCTTGACCTTGGGTGCGGGGAAACACTCCGCAACCCCTACCAAGCCTTAAAGGTGATAGGAATTGATATTCAGGACGCTGACCTGGCTATTGAGCCTATCCCTTTCAAAGACAATTACTTTGACTACGTGACTGCCTACGACTTTCTAGAACACATCCCTAGACTGTTGTATGTCCCACAACGTAGATACCCGTTTGTGGAACTGATGTCAGAGATTTACAGAGTGCTGAACGTAGGAGGCAAGTTCTTATCTTCTACACCTGCATTCCCACATGGTGCGGCTTTCCAAGACCCGACCCATGTCAACATCATCACGCCTGATACGTTCTATGAATACTTTGATGACCAAAAGACTTGGGCAAAGAGGTATGGGTTTAAAGGCGCATTCCACATTTCCAACATGCGCTACCACGGCCCTCATTTGATAGCCGAGTTACAGAAGGTTCATGTCAACGTTTAGCAGTACGTGCGCTTCTCACAAACGCTTCTTTGGTAGGGTAACCCTCTTGACCTTTACGTTTGGGAGGTAGTCCTGCTGCTCTGCGTTGGTTAATGTTGTAGTACAAGCCACGTTGTGCTTTAGGTGTGTATGCCATTATCTGCATCCCCATCTCTTTCTTGCTGCCTTGCCACGCTCGCCAGTCCATCCACTGCTTCTAGCGCAGAAAGACTTGTGACGAGGGCCTGATTTTGTAGGTGCTTTCAGGTTGCTACCTGTAGCCCTGTTTGCCTTTGCTCTACCCTTGGCAGTCAACCCGCCACCCGCTTTGACAGAAAGTTTCTCGCCTCTTCCTACGGACAGGTTTGGAAACTTCTTTTTCATCCTACATTCCTCTCAAAATGGGGGCAGTCAACAAGAGACTTGAAGTTGCCTCCCCACCTGTTTTTGGGGTGCAAGGACTCCCAGTATGCACCGAGCGGAGCAAGTATGCCTTTATCCCAAATTATTTTGCCATCCTTAAAGAAGTTCAAGTCAATGGCGCAGCGTTTCAAGTGAATGCTGTTCATGGTCTTAGACCGACCTGTCTTGAAATAAATGGCTT